TGAACCAAATCACGAATGTCATCTGGATCAATTTCTACTGTGACATTTTCAGCGACCTCATCAACATCAATATCATCAAAATGAAATTTCATTTCATCTTCGACCTCATCTAGTACATCTTCAAGTTCTTCTTTGAAGTGTTCTTTTTTCATTTTTTCAATAAGATCTTGCATGAACTTAGGATTGTCTTCCTTTTCCTTTTCCTGTTCATACAAGTTGCTTACCATATCAGTAGGCTGAGTCATTGCAATAACTTTATCTCTTGGAATAGTTACTTTTTGATCTAAAGAGAATTCCAACCAATTCCTAAAGATCAATGCCTCTTTTCGGAAAGTCATTGCTAAAGGACCATCTTCATCTAGTAGAGTAACTACTTTCATTTGGAATGGTCTATAGACTGTTATTGCTTTGTCTTTTGCTTCGGTGACTTGTGCAATAATGTTATCACCGCTTGCGAGATTAATGATGCGATATAGTGTTTTATCATTCATAATTGTTCCCTTGTATATGTAGGGATATTTTTTTATAATCAAACCCCTCTGACTGATAAATCTTTAATCTTCTTTCAAAATGATTTAGAGTATGGTTCTTGTAAGACTTCCAATGAATATCATCTGCAATATCATACAGTTTTGCTGTATCTTTATGTTCTGATTTTCTTAACTGCCTACCTATACTCTGAAGAATTCTGATTCTGCTTTTTGATGGGGATGCGAATATGATGTTATGCAATCTTCTAATAGAGATTCCCGTAGAAAAGGTTCCATACGATGCAACAATGATGGCGTTATCTTTTGTTTCGGTGATCTTTCTAATTTGCTCTCGCAGTTCAACGTCCGTTCCACCAAATACAAAAAATACGTCTCTCTCTTCTCCCGCCTTTTCTTTGATCATTTCATAAAGAGGCTTTCCGTGTTTTTCGACATACTGGAAGAGTACGAGAGTATTTCCTTTTAGTTTTATTCCAAGATCGGATATGAAGTTATTTCTGTTTTCATTCCTAACGATCCAATCAATTTCATCTTGGTATTTCATCTTCTTGTTCTTTTGCCGTACGGCTTCAGGGTAGTTAAGTAATATACAATCAATTTTTAGTTTCGACAAAAGATCTTTATTCATCAATTTCTTTGTTGTCGTTACATGATGTACTCTACCAAATAATCCTTCGATTACAAGTTTATGTGTTAGAGAATCATCTAAAGTTCCTGTCGTTCCAATTCTATAGGGACATTCTAGAAGTTTTGTCATGAGAGTGGTAAGTGACTTTGATTTGAATAGATGGCATTCATCCCCAAACACTGCATGAAAATTAGAGAAGTATTCGTACCCCAGTTTGTAAATACTCTGCCATGTAGAGATAATTACTCTTTTCTTAGATGTCTTATCCCTTCCAGCAAAAACGCAATGGCAGTTGTCTTCTGCTTTCCATGTATCATCTGAAGAATATTCATTGAAATCCGAAAGCATTTGCCTAACCAATGAAGTAGTAGGCACAATGATCAAAATCTTTTTATCTGGTTCTATGATATCAAGGTAATATCTAACCAATGCATATATGATTAGACTCTTACCAGAACCCGTTGGTGATAACAGAAGACATCGATCATTATTGATTGCATGAGCAACGGCATCTATTTGGTGCTGGTGCGCCGTTATAGATTCACCGCCTGCAATTGGTTTTAGGTGTTCGTCGATAAATTTTTGGATGTGTTCTTTTTTTACCGATCCTTTTCTTTTGATCGGTTTTGGTTCAACGATCTTGTAGTTTCTGTCTTTGGCAAACTTGATCACATAATCGTACAACCCTTTATATATTGATTGTTTGTATATGTTGTATAGTTTGATTTGACCGTCCCACAATTTGTTGCGGAAAGCAGGCATGTATTCATGACCGGGAACTTTGAATGTAAAGAAATCCGAAAGTTCTTTCGCGGTGCTTTTATCACAGTCAATATGAATGTTGACTGAATCGATGTTTGTAATGACAAGTTCACTCATTACTTTATTTATGGAGATATATCCTCGTTGTTTATTCTGACGGATACCTTATTTCCTATTTTTCCACTCCATTTTTTTGTCAATACACCGGCATCTTTAAGCATACTAATTCCATAATCATCAGTACGGTCATATAGCAGTTCATGTCCTACTGCTGCTGATATGCCAGATTGTATTGCTGCCCTTACGCATTCAATACACGGAAACCAAGGAGAGTATAGAATGAGTCCAGTAGTGCATATACCACGTTCGGCACACTTATAAATTACATTTCTTATTGGAGACTCCCAGTTCCCCTCTTTATTTGGATTTACCCCAATCAAAGCGTTCACGCCCCATCCTATGACTCCTACGGAGGGTTTGACGAGGATTGCTCCTTGTTGTGTAGAGGGATGTTTACTGTATGCTTGTGCATATTGGTAGGCATGTCTCAAGTAGATGCGATTCATTGCATCGTTTTCTATGAACTCTGCAATCTCATTGTCCATTGATGAATCTTCTCCATTCAATGGCATTTCTGATATTCCATTGTCGATTGTTGATTGACTTTAGAATGGCATCCAAATAGTTGATTTTTTCTTTTTGGTATGCTACCCTATTCAATAGTTTTTGTAGATCCTCATCCGAGTCCATATACAGGTCGATATCTTGTTTGAGAATCTTGAGTTGAAAGGGTTCCCAACCATACTCATCCAGTTGTTCTTGATCTAGTTTGCCAGTATAGTATTCCCACTTCATCTTCTTCAATCTATAGTAATCACTATTGATCTTTTGTAGGAGAAGTTTCTCATCCATGTAGATGTTGAGATACTTGCTATGAAGTTGAGGAATAGTCATCGACTCGACATCAAGTTCTGTGTCGTCGATAGGCATATCTTCTGCCACTAATTTTTGAATTTCGCTAATATCCATGTACAAATTATACCACAAACAAACTAGAAGTCAATTACTTTTTAAGCAATTGAGTTTGGATCAAAAGGTGGAATCCACCACGGATTACCAAATATATCACGTTGCCAATCTTCTATAGGTTTGTTGGGTGGATAATTAGACCATGTTCCGGTAGCGGGATCAAAATATAGGGTTCCGCCCGGAGGATTTGGTGGATGATATATGTAGTAACTACCACCCTCGCCATGATACCATGTACCATTTCCACCACCATATCCTTCGGGTGGGTATGGTGCCCCGTCAGGACCTTCCCACCAAGGTGGTTGAGGTTCAGGTTGATCCCATCCGGGATTATTATCTTGCCATTGTTTTATATGAGGAACCATCATTGGAGCAATGAGATTTGGTGATACTACTTCATTCAGTGCTTTTCTAATTCTATTTAATCTGTTCATTTTCATTTCCGTCATATCCGGCCTGCTAGGTCCATATGGACTGTAGACCCATGATGGTGTTGGATCTGGTTTAGGTGGGGTATAAGGACTTTGCCCAAGATCCCAATTGGGTTGTAAAGTACCATCAGGTTTTCGGTCAACTGGGTAGAAAGTACCATCAGGTTTGTAGTAAAACAAGTTTCCATCTTCATCAAGACTGATTCCTGATCCGTCAGGACGCTCCATCGTTCCATCCGGGTATTGTATTGTTCCATCTGGGTGAACCCATCGTTCATTAGGATCACCTTCAGGACCGTAGTATAAAACACCGTCCTCAAGTTCGATTGGATAAGAAAAGTAATGCCATTCACCGTCCATGAAGAGCGGACTCCTGTTACGGGCCCCGAGCATACTCCCATGCATCCCCCCGGCACGTGAGTCTTGCCGTTCATTCAGTGCATTCGGTGCTTTTCTAATTCTATTTAATCTGTTCATTTTCATTTCCTCGTTACTGCTAAGATTTTATCAATCTGCTTTTGAATCACCTCTGTTCGATTCGGCCAGCAGATGTATTCTCTCTCTGGATTTTTTAGCAGGTTGTAGAGAAGGGGAAGAATTAATCCTTCAATTTCTTCCATGCTAGTTTTGTCTTCTTCTCTTACCTGAATATACTCCATAACATCGGCAAGTTTATCTTCGAGTTCGCCCATTTTTTCGAGAACGGAAGAAGAAACTTCAGATGCAACTTCGGTAGCAATTTGTGTTTCGGTTACTCTATCTTCTCCGCCTTCAACTTCGTCGGCGTCTACTGTAGTGAACCCAAAATCGAAATCTTCGTAATCTGACATATTAGACCTTTTCTATTTCGTATGTATCGAATGTTAGTGTCATGGTTGCGGTTTGTGGTTCTGTTTCTGCGGGAGTTGTAATAAACTGTAGTCCAGTCAATGCAGTAGGAAAGCAATTCTTGAATGTGACTCGAAGATTTTCATTCATGGCACTATTAAGAAGAGTTAGGGTTGCATCGCAGTAGTGATCGTCTGCGGCAATTTGACTATCCGCATCTTCAACTGGAACTATAGTCTTTAGCCACTCAAACACTTCTCGCCAGTTTGACATGTCTTCGTCCACAACAAATGTCACTTCTAGATTATCGAAGTTTAGTTTTGTGGCAGGATGCTTTACATTAATGAACCGGGTAGGTTGAATAATTTCACCAAAGTTGACTGCTGGTAGATTGACTTCTTGACAAAAGAATTGAACAGAAGGGAGTCTCTGAATGCTAAAGAAGAACCCTGTGTTCTGAATATAGTTTGTGTTTGAAGGTTGCCTTACTGTGATGTCTTGTGAGACTTTGGAAGACAGACCTGGAAGTTCAGTTGTCATGTATTATCCTTCTCCACCAAACCAAACGGGGTATGTTTCAGTGGGAGTGGGAAAACTCCACTGAGGGTTCGGTTTCATCGGGTATGACGGCAAGTCCCGTTCAACTTCCCAATGTGGTTCGGTGTCGTAGAAAGGCCTATTATCCCCGAATGGATCGTAGTAATCATCGTTCTCGGGATCTAACGGATCGGGATCTCCGGGATTGATCAAAACATCAATACCACCTTCTCCATCATTTTCTAACCACTGGAGAATTGAATCAGAAATTCGCCTTATTCGTTCTTTTTCCCATTCATCTTGTTGGTCTTCGATATCACCATCATCATCTTCCTCTTCAGGTTCTTCTTCAGGATCTCCGTCTGGATTGTAGTCTTCTATATCTATCCATTCACCGGGAGGATCTTGCCATACAAGAACTTGACCATCTGGATAAATATAAAGCGGAGGATCACCCTCAATATATTCTCCTTCGTCACCACCACCTGCTTGTTCTGCAATATATAATGAATGTTTTAGATGTCGTTGAAATGGTGTCATGTATATTCTCCTTACTCTATTTATAAAAAAACACTCCCCGAGAGGAGTGTTTCTTTATTGAGTTTTAATAACAACCGTTATCAGAGCATGACTGGTAGCCATCTACCTTGTTTGCTGTCCCAGTAGTAGTGTGGCCATTTGCCATGTGACGGCATGATGTATGGAGGCCTCTTTCCATCACCGGGGAGGATATGATAACCCTCGCCTTCGGGAATCCAAGGAGGAAGAACGTCTGGACTTTCTTTAGGGATGTCCGGAGGTGCCGCGCCGCGTCGGAAACCACCACCTCTGGTTGTACCAGTACCATACGCCATTGGGTTCATTGGCGCTTGCTGGAACGACGGGCCGCCGCCACCTTGAGACATCTCATTTAATGCTTGCCGTCTACCGGCGTTATATGCTTCTCGAAGAAGTTTATCGTTTTGAATTGGGTTATCATTACCCATGTTGAACCTATGCATTGAATTATCCTTTCTTTTAGTTTAGGAAGTTTAGGGAGGAGTCCCGAAGGACTCCTCCCAGTTTATCCTAATTTATCAGATACCTGGCGAGACTACCTGTCCACCGTGGAGACCAGTAATCTTGAAGATTCTAAAGTACTGGTTCTTGCGGATTGCAGCAATGCTTGAAGGTTCGAGATCAGCGTAGGAGTTAGTACCACCAGCGAATGGGTTCATTACCATTCCGTAACGAGTCTTGAACCCGATACGAGGCTGGAAGTCGTTCTCACCAACGGCGCGAACCATCTGGAGTGGGACGTATGGACAGTAGAAGAGTCCAGCGTCGTATGGAGAAGTACCTCTGTAACCAACGCAAGCGTAGTTAGTACCGGCAGAGTAAGGATCAATGTAAACCTTAACCTTACCGTTGAGGGTTCCGACAAAGGTGTTACCAGTGTCATCAACTTCACCTTCGAGTCCCTTAGCACCGGAGATTTGAAGGAAACCACTCATTGCGAGGGCAGAAGCAACGTCAGCAGTGACGATGACGAAGTTACCCTTACCGCGTCGGGTGTCCTTAGCGATCTGGTTGCATTCACGTTCGATCTGGAACTGAAGGCCACGGAAGCGTTCTGCACTCCATCTACCATCAGAGTCCTTATCGAGGTCGTAGATACCACCGAGTCCGGCAGTTGCGATAGCAGTTGCACCACCACCAGTTGCAGCATACAGAGCGCCAGCAGTGGTTGTACCACCGGGACCAAAGTAGAGGTCGTTTTGCTGGGCACCGAGTTTAGCAATTCGGTAGATGGTACGAATGACTTCGCGGTTGATTTCAGCAAGGACTTCGGTGCTAAGAATGTTAGCAAGTTCAGTCTCTGCATCAAGTCCGTGAACGGCCTTGAGGTCTTGTGCGAGTTCAGTAGTGTACTCTGCCTTGAGGGCGCGAGTCTTGGCTTCAACAGCGGTACGCTCAATGCTGAACGCCATTTCTGGGAAGACGTAAGAACCGGATGCACCGAGAACTTCACCAACCGAAGTAGCAAGACCACCCTGTACGGAAGCACCGGACCATGCGTTTGCTTGACCGTTGGCACTTGCACCGTCGTTGTATGCAACTAGACCGATAGGATCACCATCAGTACCGGAAGCACCGTGGGTGATACCAGTACCACCAGTTGAACTGGTAGAACCGGAGTGGGTGAAGTCTGGTTCGTTGAAGAGGGCTTCAGTACCATCTTGAGTGGTGTACTTAGCACGAAGTGCAAAGATAAGTCCGGTAGGACCTGTCATTGGCTGGACACCACAGATGTCATATGCCATTAGGTTAGGCATTGCACGACGAACGAGCGAGATAAGAATAGGATCGAAACCCTTGATCTCACCTTCACTGCCGATGACTGGTGACATACCGCCACCAACGATGTTGTTAGCCTGCTCTTGAAGTGCCTTCTCTTGGTTCTCTAGAAGAACGGTTGTGACGTTCTTTCTATAAGAATCCTTAATGGCGGGAAGACTTGGATGCTCAATGATGGGCTTCCATTTCTCACCCAAGAACTGGGCTGCGGTTTCGAGATTACTCATTTGATGATTCTCCTTGTTACGTTTGTCTGTTTTTAAGACTTGACTATGAGTTCTAGTTATATAGTAATTTTGAAATTTACGACTGTGTTGAGTTTCTTTCACCGTCGGCGAGTCTACCAACGCTGTTGAAATATGCTGCCATTCTTGGGTTCATGTCTTCCATAATTGGAGCGGCAGGAACTGCGGCAGTAGGAAGGGTGTAGTCTTCAACTGTTTCGGTAAGAAGTGGCTTTACACCTCTAGCAGAACTGTTGAAGTAACTTTCCTTAATGGTAGCAAGTTTGTTTGCAAACTCATCTTCGGATCGATATTCAATTCCTCTTGCGAGTGATTTGAACTTTTCGATTTCAGTAGCAGCCAGATCGTGACATGCTGCCTCGAAGATTGTATCACAGTTTGATACAGTCTTTGCGTTTGCAAGTTGTACGTTTTCGTGAATAGAATTGTTGAGTTGTGAGGTCAATTGGTCTACCTTGTGAGTGAGAGCATCAACCAAATCAACTTTACCTTGTGGAACTTCGATGTAGTGGTTTTCAAAGAGATCACGGAGACCGTTCATGAACGATTCGGTGACTTCATTTTGAATACCAGTATCTACGGCGAGTTCATTTTCTGACATCCACTCGGAAACAACATAGTTCATGTAGTCGTCAAGTTTATTTGCCATTTCTGCTTTTGCGGAACGAACCTCTTCAACAAAAACGTCCTTCGACTGACGGACGAGTTCTGCTTGAATTTCTTCAACTCTAGCATTTACTGCTGCTTCAAAGATCGAAGCGGCCTTCATTTTGAATTCTTGAGTGAGGTTTTCGCCAGAAAAGAGTGCGTGAAGATGTTCTAGTTTAGCACCCTTGTTCTTTGACTTATCTTTAAGACTCTTCTTTGCATCGCCTTTTGTCTTTACTGGACGAGCAAAAAGTGAACCCTTACCAGAAGCATCCTCGGAACCCTTACCAGTGGCGTCCTCTTCGTCGGCTTCCATGATGGAAAACTGTGATGCTTTGTAAAGTTCTCTGTCGATTGCTTCAGCAAGACTGGCTTCATCGTTAAATTGAGCAAGTCTCTGAAGAACGCCATTGATGTAATTTTTGCTTACACCCATGTCGTTTAGTTCAGAAACAACTGCCTGGACTCTCTGGCCAGATCTTACGTTTGTTTCTCTGTTTGCTCGTTCTACTAGGTTGCGAGCAGAATTGATTACACTGTTCATTGGAGTTTCTCCTTGGTTAAGTACTTATAGTTTATTTATAGTTTTTTATAATTTGGACAAGAAATCGGCAAAACAGTATGTGGCAACATCGTCCACGGTTCTTTGGGATGCCTTTTCTACGAGTTTTCTATATGAATCAATTTGTGCTTCTTTGATTGTTCCGTTGTCCCAAACCCATTCCTTACCTTCCATGATACCATCCACAAAGGCGTTTGGTGCAGAAGGATCAGCAACAATATCAACGGCAGCAAGCATGAAGTCATCACCGACAACTTTATCGCCATTTTTCTCTTCAAGACTACCCATACCACGGGAAGAAACACCAAGTTGTGCGCCTTCGTCGAGGAGATTCTTTACAATCTTGCCCATAGGAGTATCCATAATTTTGGCTTTACCCACAACATCGTTTCCATTTTCGTATAGATCTGTAATGATGTGAGATACTCGTTCGAGGTTTACTGTTGGTCCTTCTGGGTGACCAAGTTCACCAAATGCTCTTTTACCTTCTACGAATGTGTTGTTGTAATTTTTAACTTCACTCATGAGGGTCTTTTTGGGGTAGATTCTGCCGTTACGGTTCTTCTGTTCGGCTTGCATGAAAACACCACTGATGTAGTAGTTTGGATTTCCTCCTGCTACATCTTCTTTGATGAGTTTAATGTCTTCAGTTGTTTCTGTGATTAGTTTCATTTGATTATCCCCCTGCACCCATTGGTGCGCCAGCAGGCATTCCAGGCATACCACCGGGACCACCGGGACCACCGGGACCACCGGGACCAGCAGGTGGTTTAGGTTTGTTTTCCTGCTGAATTAATTCTTTTGCAAAGTATACAAATTCTGGTTGGAACTTCTTATAGATTTCGTCCAAGATTCTGGAGTCACTTACACCCTTTTGTTGCAGTTGTTGAATCATTGCATCAATTTTAGGATAACCTCTTACTCGTTCCCAGAGTTTCTCATCCAGTGGTTTTGGTGGTTGTCCACCACCCATTCCGCCCATCATTGCTGCCATAGCACCGGGAGGCGGACCTTGTTCATAGATTAGGTTGTATTTTTCGTACAGGTTCATTTATAACCTCAATATTTGTAACCGGCGTATAGTTTCTTGGCTGCTTTTCTTCCCTTACCCTTTGGGGCAAGACGCATGTTCTCACTCTTCATTGCCTTCTTAACCTTCTTGCGACGGTTTTTGAGATATCTATCGGAGTCATCTACGTCCCCGTCGTTATCTACGTCTTCATCTTCTTTACCTACTGGATCTAAATCGCCATATAGAACCTTCTTCTTTCCTTCGATGAACATGTTCATCTTTTGATAGAGGACAGATTCTAATTCTTCTTTAGTCTCAACAAGGTTTCCCTGAAGAATTTGGTTGAAAATTTTGTTAACTCTGTGGTCCATTTTTATCTCTCCTGAGCAAATCTAATTAGTTTTACGAATGAACTGGTATCAGACTCTAGTAAATTAACCATATCTTTCTGATTCGATTCATTCAATTCATCATGAAGGTTGATTAATTTTTCAGAAATATCAGGCGTTACATGAATGATATTTCCATCTATATCTATATCAATAGGCATTTTGGAGTTGTGGGATTTTATAATTGAATCCAAAACAGACTCATTGATGATCTCAATACCCTTGAGAAGAGTACCCATATCACCCTGAGCGAGTGAAACCTTACCGTTGCGGTTGTAGAGGGTATATTTCATTCCGCCCATGTTCTTTGGGTTCTTGAGAATGATTCTGCCAACTTTTGATTTACCGACGATTCGGTGAGGACTTGTTACTACCAATTCGATTGGTTTTGAACTCATCGACATTGCATTACCAAAATCGACTTTAACTTTATCGCCTTTTTTCAACTTGCTGTATACATCTAGAGCAATCTTTTGATCGACGCTTTTGAGTGCTTCGTCGAGTTGTTTGTTCTCTGCAAACGCCATTGCATCTTTTTCTGCCGCTCGTTTTGTTTTATGCGGAGAACCTTGAGCAATGAATTTCCCTGTACTTGGGCTATATATGAATAATTGATAACCATATCTGGTCTTTTTGATTTTATGGAGATCTGGGTGTAGTGATTTTCTCTCATCCAGTTCAACGGATTTTGGTTTTTCGTGAACATAACCCATCTTATCCATTCTTAGATGATCTTTATAGGTGTTTGCTTTATAACCT